GATGGGGGTGAAGGAGGCTTCCGTCAGCTTCCAGCGGATGGCGCGGTAGACGGGGACGTCGCCCTCGTAGCGCTCCAGGATCAGCTCGCTGACCGAATAGCCTGCCGAGGCCGGCGGCGCGGTGTCGGCGGCCACTTCGGCTTCGAGGTCCCGGGCGGATTGCGACTGGCCGAAGGCGGCGACCACGACGACCTCACGGTCCGCGAGGCGAGCGCTGTTGACGACGCCCAGGCGATCCTGAAGCGACCAGCGGCCATGGCTGTCGAGCACCGGACAATTGCCGGTCTCAACCTCACTGAGGTCGACGGCGCCCGGCGTGCAGTCGAGGATTTCATAGTAGTACCGGGCGTCGATCCCGATACGCCAACCGGGCATGCGGACAGGCGTCTCGGTCGCGATGACGATCTCGACCGTCCGCGCCTCAGCGTCGTAGCTAGCCGTGCGACCGGCACGACGTTCCACCACGGCGGCCACCTGCCGCCGCGTCATCTCAACTTCAGGCATGGTGACCTCTAGGGTTAGGCGGCTTCTTTAGGAGCCAGGTAGCCGGTGGCCGGTTGGAGGCCGCCGGAGCCGTTGACACGGCGCGGGTCGGCGTCACTGGCGACGCCAGCCTTGTCGAACGCGTCCATGATCTGCTTGGCCTTAGCCACGGCCGTTTCCAGGGTCTCCCCCCGCGCGTTCAGCAGCTCTAAGAGCGCGCCGGGGATAGCCCGCGCCTCCAGCACCTGGGCGGTGATATCCTTCAGCGGATCGACCCAGGGACGCGGCGGAGGGGTGAAGGTCGCGGTGACGGTCGCCAGCGCCGGCATGCGCAGCTTCAGTGCGGCTTTCCACATCACGCGGCGGAACTCCGGCTCCAGCCAGCGGGGGACGATCACGTGGGCATGCCAGAAGTCGAGCAACTTGTAGAACACCACGATCGCGGCCCGCAGGCTCGAATAGTTCGCTTCGCTGACATCGCCGGTCATGATGTGGGCAGGCAGACCGAAGGACGCGGCAATGGCCTTCAATTGCCCCTTCAAGAAGCCATCGCCATCACCTGACGACGACGGGTTGATGACCGTCGGAGCCTCTTCGCCGTCCTCGCCGTAAATGATGCTCCCCGGCCGGATGCTCTCCTGAAGCGGGCCAGGCTTGGCATCCGGCTTCTGGATGCCGAGGGCCTTGAACACGCCGTCCGCCTTACGCCGGAAGAGGGCGAAGCAAGCCTCGATCCGCTTCTTGACCCGCACTGCCGCCTCGATCTCAGAGACGTCGCGGAGCTTGCGCAGACCGGCATGGAACCACGGAACCCCACGGCTCTGGCCTGGGCGCTTCATCCAATACATGTGGTCGACGTCGCGAGCGTCGACACGCTCAGCCTTGACCGAGAGTCCGGCCAGGGCGCTGCCCGGGTGTTCGGGGTAGATCCAGTACGCGACCTTGCGCCCACGCTTGTCGCGTTCGACGCCGCCAACAATCTTGCCGCCGTTGTCGAGACGGCGATTGATGTTGGCGAGATGGTCACCCTCAAGGATTTGATAAAACCCGTCGGGTTCGCCATCGAGGGCCGACCAGACCCGCAGAACTTCCCCGCGCTCGATCATGCTGCGGCCGCCCAGCGCCTGGGCTGCGTAGTGGTCTTGGTCGCCGTCCAGCTGCTTCTTGCAGTGCTCTTCCCAGACATCCTGGGCGACCTTGGCCACGTTGGGATCGGCGTGGATAGCCCGGCCGGCGATCCCGTCGCCAATCAGCCAGGCCACCAGATTGGTGAGGGCGGTTTCCGCATAGCTGTTGTCGCGGATCATCTGCCCGCAACGCGCCCGCATGATCGGCAAATCGTCGCCGATCTCCGCGTCCGCCGAACCGCTCGTGGCACGCCAATCCGCGTTCAGACGGCCGCGCTCGGCAAGGCCGTAGGCACGCTCGCCTTCCAGGTCCTTCAGGTTATCATAGGTGGCCTTCCAGGCGGCCCGCTTGGCGGCCGCCTTGGGGGACACCCAGGCCAAGGCTTCCGTGAACATCAATCGTCCCCAAAGGTAGCCAGCGTGACGGCATAGGTCGCGACGCCGTTGGCGTTCGCCTGGGTCTGCTGCGAACGGAAGTACGAGAGAGCCTTCAGCAGGTCGCTCATCGAGCGGTAGGTCACCTCCCGCCCATCGGCCTTGACCGTCAGCTCGCCGCTGCCGGCGGCCTCTTCAAGCGCCTCGATCCGCGCGGTGTAGTCAGCGGCCATCAGACCCAATCTCCCTCGATCTGAACCCACGCGTCGTCGTCCTCCGTGCGAACCGGGTTCGCATCGGCAGGGTCGATAATGGGCTGCGGCGCTGCGACTGGCGGCGGGCCGGTCATGAAATCTTCCAAGTCGAGTTGACCGCCCTGCACCGGCCGATCGCGCTCCAGCTCGTACTGGTCCCACTGGGCGTCGAGCATGGACCGGACGCCGAAACGGATCGCGGCGGCATCGGCCTGGAGGTGCGTGTCCAGCGCCTCGTTGGCGACAGCCGGGTCCTTCATCCAGCGATAGACGGTGAAACCGTCCTTCCGCTTCTTTGCCTGGCGCCGTTCAGCCGTCAGCTGACGGAAGAACTCGTCGTCAAGCCCTCTGGGAAGCTCGATGAAGCCGCGCTCCAGCGGGTCGGTTTTCTGAAGGTTCCGGTACAGCGCCAGCTTCATGACCGAGCTGCCGAAGTTGTAGAACCGCCGTGAATACTTGAGCAGCTGACCCTGGGAGCCGCGCTCGCGCTTCACCCGCTCCAGCAATGGCGCATGGTCACTGTTGGCGCCGCGCACCATGATAACCTTGGCTGATGGCCAGCGCTTTACCCAGGCCCAGACATCCTCGGTCCACGCGTTGCCGTCGATGCCCAGCATGTCCACGCCCAGGCGGCGGCCGTGGGCATTGGGCCAAGTCTGCACCATCAGCGCGTCCAGCGCCTCCTGGCACTTGGGCTCGCTGATGTGGCCCGGAATGACCCGGTAGTCGACGACGCAGCTACGACCATCTCGGCCATAGGCCTTGACCTGGACCTCAACCCGATTGCCCTGACAGTCGACGCCCGCCGTGACGATCTGGTAGCCCGCAGGGATGCGTCCGACGGGGTAGTGCGACTCCGACGCTCGGTCCCGCAGGGTTTCCCACGCCACCGCCTCGCCGATCGCCCGGAAGGGCAAGCCGACGGTGTCGTTCATGAAGGTCTGCTCAGCGGCGGCGTCGCCCCGGGCCTTGAACCAGGACCGTGCGATCCGCTCCCAGCTCTGCAAGACGCTATAGGCCGACCAGATCCAGAACGACCGGTGGACCCGCATCATGGCCGGGTTGCGCGCCGTCCAGCGGAGCCGACGCAGCAGCTCCGGCCGGTGATGCTCATGGATCTCGCAGCCGCAGGCGACGCAGGTGAAATGCGCCTTCTCGGGCTCAGCCTCCTTCAGCTGCGCCAGCATATTGTCCCACTCCAGAACCTGGAAGTGGTCGCAGTGCGGACACGGAACTTCCGGAACTTCCTGGCTTCCGGCCTCATAGCTTTTAGTGATCCGGCAACCCGGGACCACCATCGGCGTCGATATCTTGACGATCTTGGCGAACTCGAAGCCCTGGCTGCGACTGTCGGCCTGGGTCTCCGGATCACCGGCGGTGTTCATGTCCCACTTCGCCAGGTCGTCTTGCACCTGGCGACGCATGCTGACCATCGACAGTCCGGCGGGCGAATTGGCTCCCGAAATCAGGATTGAGCCCCGGCCGTCAGCGCGCTCCTTGTAGGTGACGCTGTCGGCCCCATCCCGCGACTTCTGCGGAAAGGCGCGGGCCAGGGCCGTCGTGCTCCGAAGCATCGGCGACAACTTCATCCGCGACCAGCGGCGGGCGTTTTCCTCGGTCGGGTGCGTGTAGAGGAAGTCGCCCGGGTCCATGTCTAAGGACCCCAGGGTGAAAATGTTCGCCAGCACCGTTCCGCCCAGCTGGGCAGACTTCATCAGCGTCACGATGCGGCACGGGTCCGACATCGAGAACGCGCGCAGCGGTTCGTCGAAGTACGAGAACAGCGCCCGGTTATACGGACCTTCGAACTCGCTCTCGCGCTTGCTGAACGAGATGTTGTTCACCGCCCAGGCGATATAGTCGTCCTGGGGCGGCGGCTTGAGCGCAGCCGCCATGGCCAGCGCCACGAGGCGCTCCACAGACCCGACATGGAAGTCCATGGCTAAGCCGGGTCCGGCCGGTGATCGATCTTCGACGCGGGTAGCTTTTCGGCCGCCTTAGCCGCCGCAGTCGAAGCCCGTTCACGCACCGAGACGAACTCCGACCGCAACAGGTGCAACACATCGCGTTGGGGCAGCTCGAAGCGGGCGGCGATGGCCTGGGCGAAGTCGCTCAGCGCTCCTTCGAACACCGCCACCATAGAAACGGCCATCTTGCCCAGGCCCATCGCCACCTCATCGGCGACGACATAGACGCCTTGGCTGGCCAGCTCCTTGCGCTCAGCCTCGCGATTGCGGAACTCGACCTCGCGCAGCTTCTCCAGCCGCATCTTGACCTCGACCGGGTCACCGAGCGGGGGCGAGGCCCCATTTTGCGCCGGCGGCTTAGTCGGATTTTCTAGGTTGGTGCCCGACCCGTTGCCGAAGCGCTGACCGATGTCCGTCCGGCGTCGGATTTGCTCCATCGCCAGAGCGACCTTGATCTTGGCCGTGCGCCCTTCGCCCTCAAGCGCGTCGGGGGAAATTTTGCCCTCGGTGATCATCTGCGAGACCCGGCCCGCCGACACCTTCAGCAGTTTGGCAAACTCGCCTTTGGGCAGCGTCGCGGCCGTGGCGGGAGCGGCTTCAAGCATGGCTTTAGCTCCCGTCTCACTGGTCGTTTAGAAGTTTAGGCTTCCCCCACCCGTCCTCACTGCCGAAGGAACGCGCTCAGCCCCACCGCATACACCCCCCAGGGGGGAGGACCCCGCCGCGGCTAAGGTCATGCTGTTGATGTCATTGGGTTTTTCGGCCTCGCCCTCTGAGCCCCAGGGCGATGCGCATGAAAAACCCGCCGCCGCTGAGGAGCGGGGCGGGTGATCCGGCGCAGTGATTAACCGTGCTCTCTTTATGACTTTAGTGGCCCTGATTCGCAAGGTGGCGCTTGGACTTAAGACCGTAGTTCCCTTCGATCGCGGCCCTGACCACTCGAAGGGCCAACCGCAGCGCGGCCAGGTTTTTGGTCCTGACATCGCCGCCTCGACCGAGCGACCGAACCGACCGTCCCTCGCCTGCGACACCGCGAAGGGCGGCCAGAGCCCGGCCGCTGGCGTCCGCGTGGTTGACGGCCGTCTCGATCCCGGTCAGGCGGACGCCGACGTAGGCGCGGAACAGGCCATGGGCCACGGCCCCGTGGGTGCTGGAGCGGATGGACTTGGGCCGGTCCTCCAGCTGCGAGCCAAGGCCCGCCCCCTTGCCGGCCTCTTCGAACAGCAGGCGATAGGCCATCCCGTCCTTGGCCTCCTGCTCACTGATCGCCCCGCCTTCCGCCAGCGCCGCGAGCCCGTCCCGGCTCTTGATGCGCCGAGCGCCATCGTCGTTGTACTGGCTGACCCGCTCGCCCCGGCGCATCGCCGCCCGGGCTACATCGTCGAGGCTGGCGTCCAGCTCGTCGCGAACCCGGTTCGCGATCTCGTCGCCCTCGCGGCGGGCCTCGGCCCGCTTGTCCTTGTCGTGGATCACCACCACCGACAGCCGATACGCGGCGAGCAGCCGCGACCGCTGGTCCTCGCTGAGGGCCAGGTGATCGGCGTTGCGGAGCAGGTGCTCCGCCAGGCTTTCGGCTTTTCCTCTTTCAGTAAAGGTCATCTTGAACACCAAGAACAGGGGACGGGTAGAGACGAGCGGAGGGACGGACGAACGGACACAGGTACGGGCCGTGCGGGCTCACGCCCGCATCACCCGCCCGCATCACCGGCTATGGAGGAACTGTCCGGAATGTCCGTTCTGTCCGTTTTTCCAGCGGTTTCAGCGACTTACGGGACGGACATTCGCGGCCGGACGGACGGTTGATTGTCCGTCGCGCGCGCCCAGAGCACCCCTGACGATCGCCGGGAATGTCCGTCTGTCCGTTAATGTCCGTTCGGCGGGCCATCATGCGCCGCCCCAATCGCCGTCATCGTCGCCTGGCTCGCGCTGGGTCGCCGACGCCGTAGAGGCATGGTTCGCCCCGGCGTCGCCCTCGCTGGCGCGCTCCTCCAGGCTCTTGAGCCGGATCGGGCCGCGATACTTCAGGCCCGCCGCGTTTTTGCCCGCCAGGCCCACCTGGCGGTCCCGCAGGGCGTCGCCAAAGGCGCGGGCGCTCATGATCTTCTCGTGGCCCTGTTCCTCGGACCACTCCTTGAAGCTGGCGTAGAGGTTGCTGGACAGCTCGCGCTGGTCCTTGGCTTCCTCGCCCGTCACGCATCGTTCAGCCAGCCAGTCGCCGAACGGGCTGGAAGCCCGCCGGTAGTCCTCCAAGGCGGCCCTGTAGGTCTCGGGTTGATCCAGACCCCGCGCCAACCAGTCGCCGACGCCCTCCACGAGCCAGTTGAGGATGCCGGGCCGCTCCGGCTCCAGCTTCTTGGGCAACAGCCTGTCGATCTGGTCCTTGGGCACCTGGCGGCGGAACAGCACCGGATAGATCCGGCGCCAGATCCCGTCATCGTCCCCCCGTGCGACCGGGAAGGCGTTGCACTCCCAGAAGAGCTTGGCGATGGGCCGGAACTCGATGGGCTTGGCGTTCAGGTCGCGTGCCGGAATGGGCGTGCCCGAGGTCCAGGCCTTGAGCAGTCCCTCCTTGAGTTTCGAGCCCCTGGGCGGCTCCGAGAGGATGGCCAAACGCACGTCGCCGGACAGGGCGATCAGGTCGGGTGACGGCCCCGACCCATTCTGGATGCCGCCCTCCAGGAACGTCTGGGGACTGGCCGCGACCGCGTAACTGCCCATGGTCTCCCGACAGGCGTCGAGGAGCGTCGACTTGCCGTCTCGCCCTCGGCCCTGGGCCAGGAAGAAGGCTTGTTCGTGGGTGCAGCCGGTCGAGGAGTAGCCGCAGATGCGCTGGAAGTGGTCGCGCTCCTCCTTATCGGCCAACGACTCCAGGGCAACGCCTCGGAACAGCGGCGCGGTCGCTTCAGGGTCATAGTTGACCGTTGTGCATCGCGTGATGCGATCCGACGGGCTATGGGGCCTCAGTACCTTCGAGAACTTGCCGTCGGCATAGCTCATCTTGAGCGTGCCGTTGAGGCAGTTGATGGCCAGCGGATCGCGGTCGAACACGCCGATCTCGACCGTTAGATAGGACTGCGCCTGGCGCAGCATGGCCGTGGTCGCGCCGCTGGAGCCGCAGCCGTTGGCGAACTTGAAGAACTCCTTGGCCGGCACGCGGTCCTTCAGGAAGACCCACAGGTCCGACACCTTGTTCGCCGTCTGGTGCGCCAGGCGGCGGGCAAGATCCTCGCCGTGCTTGCGATCCCAGTATTTGCCATTGAAGCCGACCCAGCCGCCGCCCAGCTGGTAGAGCAGCCGCGAATTGGTGGCGTCGACCACGCCGTCCCGATCGATGTCCCCGCCGGCCATCAGGATCAGGCGCATGGCGTTGCCGAAATCGTTCAGCGGGTAGAGCGCCAAGTCTTCCGGGCTGGGGCCAGACCCGCCCTCCTTGGCCGCGCGTCCAAACTGAATCACGTTGTCGTCGCTCACGCGCCCACGCCCCTACGCCCACTGTTGAAACCGACGCCGGCGGACGGGCGCAGGATGCGAACCGGGTTCGCACCCGCTCGGACCCAGGCCTGTCTGGCCAAGCCGCCGTGGAATTGCGCCGCGTCCTCGCCGTGGAGGACCACGCGGCCGGTCCCGCCGAACGCCTGGCGGTATTTGAGCTCGCCGGTGCGAAGATCGCCCCGAACCGCCAAGTAGACGGGCCGGTCCGCCCGCAAGGTCCACGGCCCGTGCGCCGGGTCGCCGTGCGGCGTTCTGGGGTCGATGCGCCCCCATTTGTCGCCGAGGGCCTCTCCGGAGAACGCGCGCGGCGTGGGGGCCAGCACCACGGCGACGTCGTCACCGCTCTCGGCCGCGCCGGAGCCCAGCGCCCAGGCGTCCTGGAAGTCCGTGGCGACCAGTAGAGCGCCACGGGTCGCATCGCCCGCCAGGTGCGCCACCGCGCCGGCAGGATCTCCGACAAAGCCCCGGATCGTCTCGGCCCCCTCGAATAGCGGCAGCACCGCCAGGGCCTCGGGCTCGCCCAGCTCGCCGCGCACGAGCGGCACCAGCACGGCGGGGCCATCGCGGCCATCGCCGTAGGGCGCGCGCTGGTAGGCCCGCAGCCGACCCAGCGCCTCGGGCATGGCGTCCGCGTCGAGGCCGCGAACGCGCAGCCACATGCGAAAGGCTTTGCAGTCGGCGGGGCGCGCGGCGGCCCAGAGGCCACGGACGTCGCGGATGACCTCGGCCACCTTGGCCGCGCTCACCAGAGGGGCCTGGGGGCGGCGCTCAGCCGGCTGGAAGCTGTCGCGGACCGGCGCGTTCCGAGGATCGCCCAGCCCCAGCTCGAAGCCGCGCGTGAGAGTGCCCTCTTCCTTGACCGTCCAGGCCGCGCCCGCGCGGGCGCACATGTCCCTTCCGGCGTTCCGCAAGGCTTGCAGGGCGTAGCCGTGGTCGGCGATCTCGCCGCCGGCGCACAGACGGCCTATGCCGATCGACTTCAGCCAGAGGGTATTGTTCCTTTGGCCGGACGGGGCCAGGACGATGTCCCGGCACGCATTGTCCAGCGCCCGCTCGCCGTATCGCGACGCCCGGCCATCGATCCGGACCCGAGGCTGGACCGGCCCCGTGGGACGCGGCGCTTCGGGGGCCGGCATGGCCATCCGCGACAACCACTCGGGCGCCGCCGCGAAGGGGATCTCCAAAGGCGACCGCCCAGACGTCCAGGCGTAGACGCGCCCGGGCGGAATACCCTTCTTTTCGTCACCGGGGTGGATCGACGGCGGGGCGACGATGTAGCCGCCATCCCCGCGCACATCGATGTTCTTGCCGATCTTCCCCGCCGAATTGTGGATCGGGAAGGCCGGGTCGTACGCGAAACACAGGTGCCGCCCGCGACCGGTCGACTGCTCCGGCGTGACGGGCAGGGGGCCATGCACCGCGACCAGCGCGGCCAAGCCCTCCTCGGCCTCCGGCCCGTCGAGATCCAGCACCCAGAACCCGCTGGCTGCGCCGGTGGCGACGCCAATGTTCGACTGCGCCCGGATGACGATGGGCCGCTGGGCCTTGGCGTCGGCTTTCGGGGTCAGGCGGCCTTGGCCCGACCACCAGGCGGCGACCTGGGCCAGGTCATGCGAAGCCGACATGAACCCGTCGCTGTACGGATAGGGCTTCTTCTGGCGCACCATCAGCGGGAACACCGCGATGCCGGTCCGGGCGTAGGCCAGAGCATGCTCAGCCAGCGTCATGCCGCCTCCCGCACCGCATAGGCGGCGTCCGACGGACGGGTCAGGCGCTTGCGGGCGCCGGGCGCGATCGGGATGGTGCTGGGCCACCACTGGCCATCCATGTGGACCATGAAGCGGCGGGGGCGCAGCACGGGCTTCAGCCAGATGAACCAGGCGTAGAAGGTCGCTGTGGAGCCATCCTCTTCCCAGCGGCCCCGGTGCATGGGCAGGCGCTCGCTGAAGGGCGCGAAGATCGTCAGAGGGCACTCGCCGCCGGCGTAGAGCAGCGGATAGCGGTTGATCCCTTCCATGACGCCGGCGCGCATCAGCAGCGCCACGCCGCGCTCGGCGCGGGCATAGGCCATGCGGATGAACTGCATCAGGTCCTGGAACGGCGGATTGGTCATGACCCAGCCCGCCCGGTGCGGCGGCGCGGCGTTGGACCGGAAGTCGAACAGCGGATAGCCGGGGCCGTAGCGATAGGCGTCGCTCAACAGCACCGTGGGGAAGTAGTCGCGCAGACCGTGGGCCATGTGCAGCGCGCCGCACGCCGGCTCCCAGACCGTCCGCGCGGCGGGGTCCAGGCGACGCACGAACTCGGCCCCCGCGCGCGCGCCCCAGGGCGGCGTCGGGTAGAAGTCGGTTTCGTCCTCCAGGTCGAGGCGAGAGGCCATCACCGCGCGATGGTCGGCCGGCCTAGCCGAGGGCGGCGTCATCGCCCAGCTCGTCGTCTTCAAGGTCGACGTCGGCGGCGTCCAGCTCGTCGAGCCAGTCGATGGCGTATTGAGCGACGTGCTCAAGCCAGGCTCGAAGCTTTGCGCGTTCAGCCCGCTGGTCACGCATCCACCAGCGCCGCCGCGAGGGCGTCCTCGTCGCGGTTGAACAGATAGGCGACCTCAGCCACCGGCCACCGTGCGGCGCGGAACCAACGCGCCCAGCGCAAGACGTCCGGCGTAACCGGCTTCAGCTGGTGGCGACCCCCACGCGGCGCAGCGTGGGCCTGACGGGCGGCGGCGGGCGTCGGATGGATCTCCGCCGCCTCGCCCAGGCTCTCGACGGCCTCGGCCGCCCGCTCGCGCTCTTCCTGTTGAGCCGCCTCGGCGCTGGCCTCGGCCTCGATGGCCTCGACGCTCTCGACCCCCGCCAGCTGCTCGGCGGCGATTTCCTCCAGCTGGGTTTCGACCCAGCTGCGGGAGCGCCCCAGCACCGACGCGATAGACGCTGGCGACATGCGGCTGGCCTTCAGCACCCGCAGGGAAGCCTTGTCCTTTTCCAGGCGCGACGGCCGGCTCATCCGAACACGTCGGCGCGCTGGCGCTCGCCCTTCTCCAGCTCAGCGGCCAGGCGCTCGGCCGCCAGGATCACCTTGGGACCCAGCTGCAGTTTCATCGCCGGCGACGTGTCGTCGGCTACGAACAGGCGGGCCAGCGGCAGGAAGTCGGCCGCCGCTTCCCACGCCGAGGCCACGGGACACTTGCCGGCCGACAGGCCGTTGACCAGGCCGCGAAGGGCGGCAATGCGGATATCGAGCCGGGGGGAGGCGCTATCAGCGTCGACCTTCAGCGAGGCCTCATGGTCGCGAACCAGGTTCGCACACTCCGCCGACAGATCGCGCCAGAGGGCGAGGCGATCGAGGCGGTTCATTGTGCCGCCTCGTGATCGAGGAGGTACGCTTCGCCTGCTGCCGGCTCAAAATCGGCAAAGGTTACAGCTTCGCCCAGATCGCGAAGCGCGCCCGCGATGATGGCTGGTCGCACACGCGACGGTAC